ACCCAGTTCTATACTCGGTGGCAACGTAAGCGCAGAGAGCGCCTCGCTGAAAAATTTATGGAGAGTCTAAAAAAATGAAAGCATGGAACCAACACAACCAATCTTCCAAGGACTTATACAAGTCTGAGGACACAGTATTTGATCGGATCATCGCCACAATCTCGGTCATTGCATTTGTTTTAATCGTGGCACTTTCTTAGGAGAATTAAATGAAATCATTATTAATCGTAGTGTTAACAGTATTGTCCATTGGCTCGGTATCAGCTCAGGTCAAATGTGAGCGCAGTCTAAGCGGTGGAATGTGTTGCTGGGATGTTAGAACCGATGGCCCATTCAGACCATTAGGGTGCTAATGATGAGTATTGAAGACATCAACAAGCACTATGTGCCATCGCAAAAGACAGATGTGATGGCCACATTTATCAAGCATGGATTCCAGCCCCCATCCGAGTGCAGCAAGACTCAAAAGAAATGGGAAATCTACCGCAACCTTTTATCAAGGAATGAAAAACGTGAGCAAAAATGATACTCAACTTCAAACAATACTGGCCCATCTCAAGAAAAAGAAAGGCTCTGGGATTACTTCTTGGGATGCTATTAGCACCTATGGTATTACTCGCCTGGCACACTACATACACCTACTTAGAGCAAGCGGTTATCGAATTGCTGACGAGTACGAGCATGAGCCAGACAACCGAACCCACAAGTGGAAACGCTACTGGCTTACAAGTTCACCAAAAGCTGTAGCCAAAAAATAAGGAGAAATAATAATGGTAGGTAAGGTCACTCCCAACGATATGCTCTCTGCAAGCCGCCTCCCAGCGGTTTGTGGAATGAGCCAATATCGGTCACCAAACGATGAGTTGCTTTCAAGTATTGCAGCCATCGATGGTAAGGAATTAGAAAACATCAGTAACGAGTCAATGGATTGGGGCAACAAGCTAGAGCCAACCATATTGACCGAGGCAGCTCACAGGCTGGGTTGCCACCAGCTGGACATCAACCACGAGAAACCATACTTTCACGATAAGTGGCCGATCTCATGCAGTCTCGATGGCACAGCCACAGGATCCATGGAGGAGGTTTTCACCGATCCAGAGCGTGGGATCTATGTGGTGGGTCAGTCTTCTATAAGACTTGAGGGTACAGGAGTCTTAGAGGCCAAGCTAACTGCTATGGATGCCGAGGATGTCTTGCCCTTGTATCGAGGGCCAATCCAACTGCAAGCGCAGATGGCTATCACCAAGGCATCATGGGGCGCTATCGCTGTGCTGTATCGTGGCACAGAGTTGCGGGTCTTTTTGTTTGGACCACACCCAGAGACCTTAGAACTCATTGAGAGAACGTGCAAAGAGTTCCAAGACAAACTGGATCGCTATAAGAACACCGGCTATATTGACCACTACCCACCCATCAGCCCAAAGGATGCAGCTAGGACTTGGTCTACTGGCTCGGATAGTGAGCTAGTAAAGCTGGATGATTATGGTGTGGAGCTGACCAAATTAATCTTAGAAAACAAGCAAAAAATATCTAGGCTTGAAGAGGAAACGGCTAAGGCACAGACTGAGATTATGGGAATGATGAGAGACCACAGCCATGCATTGGCCGGTGACTTTCAGATAACGTGGCCACAGCGTAGCTACAAAGCAGCCCCAGCCAAGATTGTGCCAGCCAAAGAGGCTTACACAATTCGTCAATCAACATTAAATATTAAGGCACTCAAATGAAAGCAATATCAACCGCATTAGTACAGGCTCAAAAGGAGTTTGGGCCAGCACTCAAGACATCCACCAACCCACACTTTCGCAGTCGCTATGCTGACCTATCCGCTTGCGTGGAGGCAGTCATCGATGCGCTGAATAACAACGGCATCGCTCTGATACAAAAGTGTCACGAGTCTGATACAGGAGTCAATGTAGAAACATTGCTACTCCATGCATCTGGCGAGTCTCTCTCCTGTGGAGTTCTGCACGTTCCAGCCAGCAAGCAAGACCCTCAAGGGTATGGATCCGCTCTGACCTATGCTCGCAGATACAGCCTCATGGCTGCCTGTGGGATAGCACCAGAGGATGACGATGGCAATGCTGCCTCTAGAACCGCTAGAAACCCCCTAGATTCGATTCCTAAAGTACCGCCAGTACCTACAGCTATGCCAGCACAGAAAGTTGATCTGAACTCGATTAAAGAGGACATACCTGATAGTGGTAAAAATACAACACTTCCGACTCCGGGGTCAGTTAGGCTACAGATCCCAGGCAAGGATGCCATCAACTGTAAAAACATTGAGGAGTTTATTAGCCAATACAACACAGTTGCGGACAAGGTAGCCAACTCCAAGCTGGCTTTAGCTGATAAACAAAAGAAACTGCTTGAGTTCAACACGCTGAATAAGGACACCATCGAGATGCTCTCGCCCATCCAGATGGTCATAATGACCAGCGCAAAGCAGAATCGTAAGAAAGTATTAGATGGTGTTGCTTAGGTAGAGCGCTCGCTCATCATTGCGCCTTGACACCAACCCTTTGAGAACCTTGCCGCCAGCCTTTGTCCAATCGAGAAAGGCTTCAGCGGCTCCCTCAAAGTCTCCACGATTGTGTTTCATTCTTAGTGTGGAACGCTGGAGATTGCCTAGCCCAACATTAAACGCAAAGCTGACGAGTGCGCCAAACCTCCCAGGAGTAAGGCCATCAGGACATAGTCTGCGTACCCCGCTTTCAAATCTCTGTAAATCTTCTTCAAGCAACTTGTTAACTTCATCCATGCTGAGGGTTCTGTTCCATCCCTCTGGGATTGGTAGGTTCTTGCGGTCTTCAAGTTTCACCTTTATATGATTAGGATCAATTACTCTTCCGACACCAACTGTCCACAATAATGCTGGACAGCGATAAGGTTGCGTTTTGCAACCCTCGTGGTGAATAATCATTTTAATAACTTTTGGGTCAATCATTTTTTAAATGCTTGTGTACCGAACCAGAAAGCGACTACAGAACTCCAGATGATTTGTGTCTCGTTATCCCATAGGACATCAAGAGCAATGCTGAAATCAACTCCTGTCTTCCATGCATAAACGAAACCAAAGATTTCTACGAAAGCAAAGAGGACAAACATTCCATAGGTAATCGCTGGGCGCACCATTGCACGAGCATTGATGACCCATGTGGATGCACCTTGGCCAATGGCTATGTCATGGGCATAGAGTGACTCACGCTCTTGTACTGCTGTGGTCATGGCTATTTGGTCTGTGCGGATCTCTTCAATGCGCTCTTGGGATGCTAGGCCAGCCTTACGCATCTCCAGCTCACGCTCGATCTGGAGTCTAGCAAGATCCATCTCATGCGCTTTGTCTGATTTATCTTGGAAAAAATCTAGGAGCTTTGGTAAGCCACCAGCTAAGAATGAAACGAGAGTTGTTAACAAAGTAAACATTATTTATTTCCCCATACTAAAAAATAAGCTATCCATGCAGCGACTGCGAAACACCAGAACTGCGCCCACTTGGCTTTGGCTAGATCAGAATCAAAGGCTTTCTGCAACTCTTTCTCTTGTTTCTCTAGCTTTACTTTGAGAGCCTCAACCTCAGCCCACCGCTTGCCATACTTCTTTAAGAACTCTTCTCGCAGTCTTGCCTCTTCTCTGCGTACTTGCTCTTCATGCTCCCAGACAATCAACACACGCTTTAAGAACAGCTCCTTTCGGACTTCGTTCTCACGCAGTTCTCTGCGCCTGTCAAGGTTGCGTTGCTGGGCTACATCGGATGCCTCTTTCTGTGTATCTGCAATGCTCTTGGACAGCTCTTTGCTGACCTCACGACTAGCGTTTAGAGAACTGCTGATGCCCTTTGCGCCATCAAGAAACCCGAACTGATCTGCCACATTAGTTGCCGATCTTGATATGGCCCATCCCAGCTAGGAATGTAACTAAACCTACAGCTCCGACTCCAATAATCCAAAAGAACTTGGTGACCACAGACTTACCGATATTGGTATAGACCTTCTCAATGACACGCTCAGTCACCTTCTCAACAATCTCTTCAATCTCTTTTTCGGTAAGCTGTGTCATAGTAATCACGCTTTCTTTCGTACTGTTTTGCGTACTACTTTCTTGGCAGCCTTGCGAGCTGGCTTAACAGTAACTGGTTTCTCAATGGGGAACTCAAGCGTTGCCCTGGGGATAAAGCCAAAGCGGTCTAGGATCCATGTAAAGATGAAGTTCATAATGTTCTAGCTCCTTACGGCTTTGGGTATTTGGTTTTTACCGCATCAATCTTTGCCTTCCAAGCATCTAAACCTTCATGGAAAATGGTGTCAAACTGGTCAGCAAACGATGGATATTCAGATGCTCTTTTAGCTTTGTAAGCATTAGCTGCAATATAGGATTCTACGGCTGCTTTATCGTATGCAACTTCGTTGCCATCAACATCGTAGGCAATATCACCACGAACAGTTACTACGGATGGGTTTAGTTTATATATGCCCTCGTGGTTCATGCCGCAATCTCCATTAAAGTTATAGTAGTCGTAACGGGACTACCACCATCTCTCCTAGAACCAACATAAAATGTTCCAGCCGCACCATCTCTGTAAGCATATAAGTAATATGTGGTAGCACTTGTTGTTGATGGAGAATCTAAATAAACACCAGTAAATGCGGCATTAAGGTAATCAGCCGCACCAAAAGTTACATAAAAATCTGTTGCAATAGTTGTTGATGTTCCTCGTCTTAAATCAATATGTCCATTCATACCGCTTGTTGGGATACCTAAAGTACTATATGCAATAATTAATATATTGCTACTGGCAGATGTAGGAGTTATTGTTGCTGTAAAGCCTGTGCTTGTTGCAGTTCCACTTGATGTCGAAAAAGGTGTTGTATAGGGTGTCGGTTGAACTACTTGTAATACGCTACCCGCTGGCAAGTCGGCCCTCTCAATAGCGCCAGCCGCTATCTGATTGACGCCAGTATCTCCGCTAATAATTGTTGGCATTATTTCACCTCAATTTGTTTTAACTGCTCAAGCGTGGTTGCTTGGTCAGCTAGTTGGGTAATATCTCTTAGCCGTTGTTTCTCAGCTACAATTGCTGTGGTGTCTGCACCAGACTCTAATGCTCTCTGAAACGCTACATCTTGTTCTTGCAATAAAGGTGTGCGCTCTGCTCTTAGGCGGTCTTTAGTAATCGCTTTGGCTTTGTCAAAGTTAATCGTAATCATTCTTGGTACTCCCATGCGTTACGGAATGTGCGGTCTGTAGGAATGTCAGCAACATCTACAATCTTGTAAGGTTTGCCAGCGGGTACATCTTTAGCGGCAATCTGTTCAATGGTTAAACCGCACTCAAGGGCAGGAGTAACAATAACTACACCGCCATTATCGTTTGGGTAAATAATTAACTTGGTCATATATTTTATCTCTTAACGGAATACCGCAACATAAACAGCAGAGGGGTCAACACTTGCACCTTGGTTATATGTATACACTTTAAAAGTTGTTGTTGTAAGTACACCCGTTATGGTTTCTCCATAGAAAAAATCAGATGCTACGGGTGCATAATTTGCATCAGGCATTGCATTCGTTAGAGTTACTGTGTATTCACCAGTACCATTATCGGCAATACTCGTTACATTTCCACTAGCACGAATAGCTGGAGTTCCTGTGCCGTTAAAATTAACCCATGCACGACAGCCGTAAGCTACTGCACTAGATCCATAGCCTGAGTTAAAGGACAGATTACCGCTAACAGACTGTGTGCCAGTTACCGATGTGCCAGTAGAAGTGACACCTAAAACAGTAGTGCCATTGCTTTGTAAATTAATCTCACCACTTGTGTCAGCGCTCTGAACTAGTCCTGTGGATGTACTTGCATTTAATGTGACAGCCATTAATGAACCTCCTTAAATTTGTAGCCTTTAATGTGTCTATGCACACCATTTAGGTGCTTTCTAATGTTGCCAGTAGTCGTGCCTATTTGTCGTGCCGCAATAGATAATGATTGATAAACAGTTCCATGCTGGTCTTTAACAGCAATAGGTGGTGTGCCGTTACCTTTTTGTTTGGCAATTTTCTTAGCCCACTTTAAAAAACTACTTTTGGGTTTGGGTTCAAGCGGCTTTTTAGTAGAGCCACCATCGCACAAATTGGTAAGGTTTACGCATTTCTTAAATACAGCAATCTGAGTTTTCTCAAGTTCATTTAACTGCTCAAAAGAATCAGCTTTATGAGCAACAAGTACGATTGGCTTGACACCTTTGATTTTTAGCGATTTAAGCCAGCTATTTTTGTGGGTTTTTGACCGCATAGCAAAAGGTGTAAAGTGATTAACAATACGCTTCATGCCATTGGTGGTCTGACCAATGTACCGAATCTGATTATCAGTCGGGTCTACCATGTGATAAACGACAAACTTCTCATTGCGTAAATACCCAAGCGGGTCGCAATAAGTGAAGTTCTTGTTTTCGATAAACTGATAGGTCATTTTGGGTATTTTAATTTAATAGCATCACATTTAGCCACATACGCATCCATCAATTCTGTCTTGCCTTTTTGCGCCCAATAATAGGCATCAGCAAAATCGGTGATGGGTGGGTATTCTTTAGCACGATTAACCTGAACACTAAGTTCATTAATTTTTACTTGCACCTCTTCCCAAGATGGCTTTTGCCAATCCTTGAACCAGTTAACAGAAACATATTCTTGTTCTGTGGTTGGTGGGTTGCCTTGATAGCCTGGAAACCCAGCGTATGTAGAAATTACATTATCAAATAGTGCCATGATTAAATCCTTATGAATATTCAATAACAGTAACAGTAGATACTTGCTGGATATTTCTAGCGTCATCAGTTGCGTTTGGGTTTACTATATTTCCAGGTCTAACGGCAGTATTATCTGCTGAGTAATATCTAGCAGTAAGCGTTTGGCTTCCTGTTGTTGTGTACCCAGTTAGCGTTGCTTGACCCATCATTGGCTGAACAAGTCCCCCTGCATAAGCGAAATAAAGAGAACCAAAAGCAGACGATGACCCATAGGTTAAATCACACGCCAAGTTTCCGCTAAATTGACCATACATAGGAATCATTACTATAAATATCAAAGAAGTTGACGCTGATTGTTTGTTATAAGTAAAAGTAGTTAATGTCACTGGAGTAGACCCTGTATTAGAGAGTGATGCCCTAGTGCTATTTGTGACTGTTTGAACATTTATGATTTTTTGCGTTGCCGCAGTCAATAAAGTACCCGATGTAGCTGGCAAGTCCAATACAGTAGTACCAGCAACGGCTGGTTCTTGTAATGTAATGCTACCTGACGTACTTCCTTGAAGAACGATACTCATAATATTACCCACCTTTGTCCTGATGCAACTGTTACAGAGTAACCGCTATTAATTGTGATTGGCCCAACTGACAGGCAATTGTTGCCCGATGTCGTTGTAATGTTTTCTGCAATCGTGGTGCTGTTATAAGCAATTGCTTTAGTAGCAGCTGATCCAAAGTATTGACCACCAGCTA